GAGATTTGCTGCAAAGATTGCAAACTGGATATGAAAATCTTCCTAGGTGGTTACAACAGGGAGTCATTTCCTGGAACAAAGGTTCCATGGAATTAGAAAATAAATCTAGAATTCTTGCTGCTTCTACTTCAGCATCTGCTGTCCGAGGAAGCACTTTTAACATCATCTTCTTGGACGAATTTGCGTTCGTTCCAAATAATGTTGCCGACAACTTCTTTAGTTCTGTATATCCAACAATTACTTCCGGTCAATCATCTAAGGTTATAATTGTTTCAACTCCTTTCGGAATGAATCATTTTTATAAACTTTGGGATGATGCACAGAAGAAAAAGAATAGTTATGTTCCGACTGAAGTTCATTGGATGGACGTTCCGGGAAGGGATGAAAAGTTTAAAGAAACTACAATTGCAAACACTTCCGAATCTCAGTGGAGACAAGAGTTTGAATGTCAGTTTCTTGGATCTACAGATACATTGATATCTGGTGCAAAATTAAACACTCTTACATTTGATGATCCGGTGCAATCTCATAATGGATTAGATGTTTATGAGTTTCCCAAAGAAGATCATAATTATGTAATAACTGTTGATGTTGCAAGAGGTGTAGAATTAGATTACTCAGCATTTGCTGTGATAGATATATCTCAATTCCCACATAGATTGGTTGCAAAATATAGGAGTAATCAAATAAGACCTATAGTTTTTCCACAGACAATACGAGAAATAGCAAATAGTTATAATAAAGCATATGTATTATGTGAAGTTAATGATGTAGGCGATCAAGTTGCTGCTGGTCTTTTTTATGATCTTGAATATGAAAATGTTCTTATGTCGTCTATGAGAGGAAGAGCTGGACAAGTTCTCGGACAAGGATTTTCAGGAAAGAAAGTTCAACTTGGCGTAAAAATGTCCAAGGCAACCAAAAAAGTAGGATGCCTGAATTTGAAGGCATTGATTGAAGAAGATAAGTTATTAATTTCAGATTTTGATACTATTGCAGAGTTAACTACTTTTATCCAAAAGCATGGATCATTTGAAGCGGAAGAAGGAAGAAATGATGACCTTGTAATGTGTTTGGTCATCTATTCTTGGTTGATCCAACAAGATTATTTTAGAGAACTTACTGATCAAGATATTAGAAAAAGGTTATATGAAGAACAAAAAAATCAAGTAGAACAAGACATGGCACCATTCGGATTTGTTACTGATGGAGTTTCTGATGAATCCTCATTTGTGGATAATAGCGGAGATAGATGGCATACTGATGAATATGGCGATATGTCTTATATGTGGGATTATATGTAGTCTCTGAAAATATTGATTTTAATAAATATTTTTAGATAAACTGAGTCTTAGGAGAAAAAAATGGCGACTCCTCAATTATCTCCTGGCGTATTAGTCAGGGAAGTTGATTTAACAGTAGGAAGAATCGACAACATTGTCGATAATATCGGTGCAATCGCAGGTCCATTCGTTAAGGGACCAGTAGAGGATCCCGTAACAATTGAAACTGAAGAAGAACTTATTCAAGTTTTTGGAGAACCATCTTCTTCTGATAATCAGTATGAGTATTGGATGACAGGTTCTGCATTCCTTTCTTACGGTGGTATTCTTAAAGTTGTAAGAACTGATGGCGACACTATTGTAAACTCCAGCGCAAGAACGCAGGTTGTAGGTGAAGCAATTACTCTTAGCGTCACTGACGGCGCTGCAGATGACGGAAGAACACTTGTTTCTCAATCATTCACTCTCGGTGAGATTGGATACGGAAATACAACTGGATATGGATATACAGCGAATGCTGCAAATTCAGGATCTGGATTAATCTTTACAGTCGGTCTTGGAACCACTGGATCTGTAGAATCAATTGATGTTGTAAATCCAGGAACTGGATATACAGCTGGTACTTCCGAATTTACAATTAATGACATTATTTTCGGTAATCCATCAGGAGATACTCCTGTTGTAATTAGCGTAGGAACAGTTACAGATGCTGCTGAGACTTCAGTAATTGCAGACACAACACTGAAGATTAAGAACGATGGAGATTACACTGCACAGGAAGATGATTCACCAGCATCTTACATTTTTGCAGGTAAGAACCCAGGAACATGGTCCAACGATTTAGCAATTGCAATTATCGACGACCGTGCAGATCAAATTCTTGATCTCTCTGGCGGTGCTATTAGTTTCGGTACTGTAGCAGATGTTCAAGTTGGAGCGGCAGTCACCGTTACTCTTGATCAGGTAAGAAGACCAGTAAGAAGAACAGGAAGAAATGATGCCGGTGGCGGATTCTTCACTGAAGATGGATTCCTGAAGGGAATTGTTACTGATGTTGATGTAGCTGCAGAAACAGTATCTGTAAGAGTTGTTTCTAAAGTTTCCGCTGAAGGTGTAGAAACTCCAGTTGAATATAAGAACAGATCAAGACACTCTTCGTTCAAACCAAACACTGAGATTACAATCTCAAACCTTGCAGGAGTTGCAACTTGCACTGCTTCTATTCTTCAAGGAAATAAAGTTAAGGATTGGTATAACGAGCAGTTCATTCCTCTTGAGACCGGAAATGTTCTTTGGAAGAGTATTGCTGGAAAACCATCCACAAGTCAGTGGGTAGCAGAAAGAAATGGTAGAAATGATTCTCTGCACATTGCAGTGTTTGACGATCTTGGAACTGTAAGTGGAATCAAGGGCAATCTCCTTGAGAAATTTACATTCATGTCTAAAGCACTCGATGCAGTTTCTGCAGTTAATCCTCCACAAAGACTGTATTACAAAGATTATCTCTTACAGTATTCTAGATACATTCTTGCTGGTGATAATATCTCAGACATCTCAAATAATGAGGTTGTTTACGCATCCGCGTTTGTAAGAGATGGTTCAGATACAGCAGGACTTGGAGAAATTGTTCCTGTCGGAACTGCTGATGGTCTTTGGGGACAAAGTGGTGTAGAAACACTCTTTAATGTATATGGTGGTAAGGTGTTTAGACTTGCTGGTGGTAAAGATTACACACCAACATATGATGGAACCTCATCTGCAACATCACCAACAGCAACAGTTGTTGCAAGTGCAAACGAACAAACACTGACAGTTGTCGATACAACAGCAGTTGGATCTTTCAAAGCAACACTTGGTCAACTCTTGAATGCATATGACTACTTTGCTGATCCAGATGAGATTGCACTTGATTATCTGCTGATGGGTCCAGGTCTTGAAGACAAAGAAGAGTCCCAAGCAAAAGCACAAAACCTTATTGCAATTGCAGAAGAAAGAAAGGATTGCATCGCATGTATCTCTCCACACAGAGCAGATGTTGTTGGCGATGGTCTGAGTTTTGTAAGCGGAGACGATATTACTGATAATATCGTTGAATTCTTCAGCACACTCAGTTCTTCTTCTTATGCAGTCTTTGATTCTGGTTACAAGTATACTTATGACAGATTTAATAATCAATTCCGTTACATTCCATGTAATGGAGACGTTGCTGGAATCTGCGTAAGAACATCTATCGAAGCATATCCATGGTACTCACCTGCTGGACAGCAGAGAGGTATTCTGAACAATGCCGTCAAACTGGCATACAATCCAACTAAGGCACAAAGAGATCGTCTCTATCCTGCTAGAGTGAACCCAATTATCACTCAAAATGGACTTGGAACACTTCTGTTCGGAGATAAAACTGCTCTCGGATATGCATCTGCATTCGATAGAATCAATGTTCGTAGACTCTTCCTTTATGTTGAGCAAGCACTGCAATCACTTGCAGAGGCACAACTCTTTGAACTCAACGATGAGATCACAAGAGCAAACTTTGTTGGAATTGTCGATCCATTCCTTGCAGAAATCCAAGCGAAGAGAGGACTTTACGGTTATCTCATTGTATGTAATGAGACAAACAACACTCCTGAAATCATTGATAACAATGAATTCAGAGCAGATATCTATCTGAAGCCAACCAAGTCCATTAATTATGTAACTCTGACCTTCGTTGCTACAAGAACTGGGGTTAGCTTCGGTGAAGTTGCTGGCACTGTTTGATGAATAAGTTGAATTAATAACAACAACGGAGGAAAAGAAAAATGGCAAATGCCTTTAACGCAACTGACAACAGACCAAGACTAAAGAATATTACGGACTTTAAGAATAAGCTCCGTGGTGGTGGCGCAAGACCCAATTTATTTGAGGTCGCAATTCCAAACTTCCCAACAAACATCCAAGAGTATTGGAGTTCAGCAGACAGAGATGACTTCAGATTCCTTTGCAAGTCAGCAGCACTGCCTGCTTCCAATGTTGCTCCAATTGATGTTCCATTCAGAGGTCGTATTCTGAAGGTTGCTGGAGACAGAACCTTCGATACCTGGACAGTAACCATCATCAATGATGAGGACTTCAACCTCAGACATGCGTTTGAGCAGTGGATGAACCACATTTCTAAACTGGATAATGCTTCTGGTGCGGTTAATCCTCAGTCCTACATGACTGATGCGGTTGTCTGGCAACTTGGAAGATCTAACAGAAGAAATGGTACAAACGTTGTAGATGGTGCGGCAGATCTCGGTCAAGCAGCACCACCATACGATGGCGGTTCTTTCCAGTCTAAGATTCTCAGAGCATATAAGCTCCACGATATCTTCCCAACAAACGTATCCCAAATCGATCTTTCTTATGATACTGGTGACACGATTGAGGAATTTACCGTTGAATTCCAGGTCAACTGGTTTGAAATCGACGATCAAGAAGGTGGTGAAGTTTCTGGATCTCAGGCTCCTAACAACAACGTCATCTGATGTTGGTGTCTAAATAGTAGGAAACACCACGTATTTTTAATAATGGCAAAGTTGTTCGGGTTTTCTATTGAAGACGACGATAAGTTACCAAAATCTGCGTTATCCCCCGTCCCCGTTAATAACGAGGATGGGGTTGACCACTATTTAACTAGTGGTTTTTTTGGTTCTTATGTTGACATTGAAGGTGTCTATAGAAATGAATTTGAGTTAATAAAGAGATATAGAGAGATGGCACTGCATCCAGAAGTGGACAGTGCCATTGAAGATATTGTGAACGAGGCAATCGTATCAGATACAAATGATAGTCCCGTTCAAGTAGAACTTTCTAATCTTAATGCTAGTGATGGTATTAAGAAAAAAATTAGAGAAGAGTTTAAACATATTTTAGATTTATTGGATTTTGATAAAAAGTGCCATGAAATTTATAGAAACTGGTACATTGATGGACGTATTTTTTATCATAAAGTAATCGATTTAAAAAATCCCGAAGAGGGTATTCTGGAGTTGAGATATATTGACTCCATGAAAATGCGTTATGTCAGGCAAGAGAAACAGAAAAAAGCGAAGAATGCTGTTTCTCCAATCATGATGAATTCTGGACAACAGCAAGATCCCATGGATTTTAAGTTTCCAGAAATAGAAGAGTATTTTATCTACACTCCTAGAACCACCTATCCAGTCGGAAAGGGAAATCCAGCAACTTCTGGAGGTGCAAAAGGTGGTGGAGTTAAGATTGCAAGAGATGCTATTGCATATTGCACATCTGGATTGGTAGACAGAAATAAAGGCACTACACTTTCCTATCTCAATAAAGCAATCAAATCTCTCAATCAACTTCGTATGATTGAGGATTCTCTTGTTATCTACAGACTTTCAAGAGCACCAGAACGTCGTATTTTCTATATTGATGTTGGTAATCTGCCAAAAATGAAGGCAGAACAATATCTTCGTGATGTCATGATGCGTTATCGTAACAAGTTAGTTTACGATTCAAACACTGGTGAGATCCGTGACGATAAGAAGTTCATGGCAATGCTTGAGGATTATTGGTTGCCACGTAGAGAAGGTGGTAGAGGAACAGAAATCTCTACTCTTCCTGGTGGTCAGAATCTTGGTGAAATCACAGATATTAACTATTTCCAGAAGAAACTCTACCGTTCACTGAATGTTCCACCATCAAGAATGGATGGAGAAGGTGGATTTAACTTAGGACGTTCCTCTGAAATCTTAAGAGACGAACTGAAGTTTACTAAGTTTGTTGGACGTTTAAGAAAGAGGTTCTCCAATCTTTTCAATGATCTTCTGAGAACTCAACTGCTTCTTAAGAACATTATTACCCCAGAAGATTGGGAAAAAATGTCTGAGCATATTCAGTATGATTTCTTATATGATAATCACTTCTCAGAACTCAAGGACGCTGAGTTGTTGACTGAAAGACTAAATCTTGCAGCAACAGCAGAACCTTATATTGGTAAGTATTTCTCTGCGGAGTATGTAAGAACTCAAATTCTTCGTCAAACTGACCAAGAAATTATAGAAGAAGATAAGAAAATCAAAAAAGAAATTGCTAAAGGTATTATTCCAGATCCGATGGCACCTGTTGATCCGGAAACTGGTCTTCCGATGGAACCATCTGCTGCTGCTGGATCTGATAGCACTAACGGTGCATCTGGAAAAGTTCCTCTTGATGGAAAGGTTCCAGAAGTCGATGGTTCTACAACAGAACCCCCAACTGCTAAATAACACCAAAACATATAAAAATTATGGATAACATTATCGATTTAATCACTCAAGATGATTCACCTTCTGAAATCAGTGATGCAATTAAAGACACTCTTTTCTCAAAAGCAGCAGAAAAGATTGATATGGTAAGACCAGAGATTGCGTCTGCACTCTTCAATGGTGCTCAAGAAGCACCAGAAGTGGAAGAAGAATAGTTTATAAATAAACTGTTCTATAAATAATATTATAAAAACTGTTATTTTATAATCATGTCTCAAAGAGTAAAACCATATGCAGTTGAAATTCCGTGTCCAGTATCTCCTGGTGCTGGAACTAGTTTTACGGAAGCAACTTGTGTTCGTTTGGTGAATACTGACAACACAAATCCATGGGTTGTCAATGTTGAAGAAACTGCTGGTGGTGGAGTTATTGGTTCTTTTACTATGCCCCCAAACTCAGTAGAGTATCTTGAGAAAGTTGCATCACATACAGTATTTGCGGGAAATGCTGCTGTTTTAGGAGCAAAAGTAGGATTTACAAACTAATCTCATGAAACTAATCAAAGAAGAAATCGAATCAGT